GCGCCGACAAGGGCAGCAGCGATTGGAGCTTTGTCCACAGCGGTGCGCCTGTCGACCCCGGCGCCGCTCAGAAGTTCATGCAGAGCGGGCACTGCCAGCCGATGGATGACGGGCTGTTCCCCGGTTCGTCGCAGACCTACGGCTGGCGGCCATGACCTCCTCCCCTAAACACATAGGTAGCGCAGTAGCTGAGGGGTTCCGCGCGATGGGGCCGATTGAGGCTCTGATGCTGTCGCGGGCAGCTGACATTCGGAACCGCCTACGCGGGCCGCGCCCAATGCCTCAGCGCCGCCCCTCCGCTCCTCTCGAGTTGCCAAAGCCGCCAGCTGTTGTGGAGCCAGTGTTCCATGCGCCTCGCATAGCCACGACGAAGGGCCGAGCCTTGGTGGTGGAGATCGCCAAGGCCAACGGGCTGAACTGGCGCGAATTGGTCGGTGAAGGGCGGACGCAACGCGTCGTCATCCCCCGCAATGAAGTGTCGTTCCGCCTCGTAACCGAACTAGGCATGAGCTACGCCAAGGCCGGGAAGGTGCTTGGGGGCAGGGATCACACGACGATCCTACACGGTTGCCGCAACCACGCCAAGACATCGCCAGAAGCGGCAGAGATCTGGCGCAAGCATGTTGAGTGCGAAACCGAGCGGCGTTTGCACAAGCGCGACATGGCGCTGCGACTGAGTTCACAAGGCCTTCCCGTAAGTCAAATCGCGTCTCGTCTGCATGTGATGCCGCGTGTGGTGGAACAGTGGATAGCGTGATTTTTTGTTCCTGCTTCGTTCGTAGGAAATTTGGGAACCCCCGAACCGGTTGGTATGATGGTGATGCATTGCGCTTTTCCGAAAAGGCCACGCTGACTGATGGGTAAAGTCGTCTTCATTGAAGAAGCTGCCAGGCAGCGGGACGTGACTGTGCACGAGGCATGGGATCGCTACGTCGCGGCCATGCAGAAGTCGAAAGAGACTTTGCGTGTCGAGGATGGCATTGCCGCCGGCCGCGCCTATCGCCTGTTTGTCGAACTGTTTGCGAGGAAGCCATGAACCTTCCCGCATCCAAGATTGTCCTTGCCGAAGTCGATAGCGAGATCACGCTGCTGGGCTCGCTGTTCATGGCCCAAGGCGCCTTCGAGCAGATCGGCGGCAGCATCAGGCCTGAATGGTTCTCGGACGGCATGCTGCGCTACATGTTCGAGTGCTGCCGGCGCATGCAGGACGAAGGGCTCAAGCTGACGCCTCAGTCCGTCATCTCGTCGCTGCCGGCTGACTGCGGCGGTATCGAGCGCAATGACTTCTATGCCCGCGTCTGTGGCGCTGCACTACCGGTCAACACCATCCCCGGCATCGTCTCCATCGTTAAAGACCGTTGGGCTCGCCGCGAGCTGCTGGACCAGGCAGACGAGATCCGCGCTCGAGCCGACATGTTCAACGAGAACCCCTACGACCTCGCAAGCGAAGTCATCGTGACGCTGGACGGCATCAATGCCGATCGGTCGGGCTCGTCAGTCAAGTCGCTGGACACGGCCATGCAGAACGTGCGGGACCAGAAGGCCACCCGCCGCGGCGCCAGCACGGGACTGCATGCGCTCGATGTCAAGCTCAATGGCTATGTGCCTGGGCAGCTCTACGTCATCGCCGGCCGGCCGGGCATGGGCAAGTCCGCCTTCATGTGCTCGTCGCTTCGACGCACTGCGCAGTCGGGCAAGGGTGTGGCGATCTTCTCGCTCGAGATGACGGGGGAGGAAATAGCATGCCGGTGCCTGTCGGACGGACTGGACAGTGTGACCGCGCCGCCTTTCGGCAGCATCCTGCGCGGGTTGCTTAGCGAGTCTCAGAAGGCTGACGTAGCGATAGCGCAAGACAGCCTTGGGTCGCTGCCCATGATCATCATCGACGATGCTCGCCAGACATGGTCAGAGATCGTCGCGAAGGCCCGGCAGGCCAAGGCCACGTTCCAAGCGCAGGGCATACCGCTCTCGGTGGTCTGTATCGACCACATGGGGCTGGTGACGCCATCCGATCGGTACCGCGGCAACAAGGTGGCCGAGGCCGGCGAAATCTCAGGGCAGGCGCGGGCGCTCGCCAAGGAACTGGACTGCTGCGTAGTGCTGCTGTGCCAGCTCAGCCGCGAGGTCGAGAAGCGCGACGACAAGCGCCCCGTGATGAGCGACCTGCGCTGGTCTGGTGAGATCGAGCAGGACGCCCACGTGATCGGGTTCCTCTATCGCGAGGCCTACTATCTGGCGCAGGACGCCAACGCTGATCCTTACAAAATCTCAGAAGTAAGGAATCAACTCGAGTTCCTTATCCGCAAGAACCGAAACGGAGAGACGGCCGATGTAAGGCTGTGGTGCTCCATCGGCCACTCCATGATCCGGGACGAATGATGACCAAGTGGTTCCGCTTCTATGCTGATGCCATGCGCAATCCGAAAGTTGCCGCACTGTCGGATCGCGAGTTCCGTCTGTGGGTGCAGGTGCTGTCTGTCGCGTCTGAAAACGAGGGCAGAGTACCACCCGCCGACGACCTCAAGCACATGCTTAGGATGAGGCTAGACCACCTCTTAACGGGCCTTGATCGCCTCATAAGCAGTGGTCTTATCGACCGCTTAGAGGTTGGATACGAACCGCACAATTGGAAAAAATTCCAATACAAATCAGACACTTCGACCGACAGGGTCCAGAAACACCGCTCCGGGAGAAACGTTTCTGAAACGCCCCCAGAAGCAGATACAGAAACAGAGAAGAAAGAACCTATAGCACAGCGCATAGAAACTGCTGCGCCGCGTGATCGTTTCGATGACCTTCTCCAGCGGCTACTCGATGCTGCAGGGATCAGCGGGTTTCGAGAGGAACGCTCTACCGGGCTCGTCTCGGTTGGCCCGATCATCGCGCTCATCGAGCGAGGCTATTCGTTGGAGGCCGACATCCTACCGGTCATCCGCGACAAGTGCCGCGGCGGCTTCAGGCCGAGGACCTGGGGCTACTTCACCGACGCCATCATTGAGGCGGCAGCGGCCAAGAACGCCATACCGGCCAAGCAAGTGGCGCCGGATTTCAACTGGCAAGCGGCTGTGGACCTGTTCCGCGCCGATCCGTCGAACTGGGCCGCCGGCTGGGGGCCAAAGCCCGGTGAGCCAGGTTGCCGCGTTCCGCCCGAACTACTCCGCGCAGCCGCCTAACCCCTCCCAAGCAAAGCGAGAGAGCATCATGCCATACGTCACAGCAAACGATTACGCGAGGGTGAGGCATCTGATCGATCCGTCGTCCGATGTGCCCATGGCTGGCGGCGTCGGAGCCGTTGAAGCGGCCATCTACGACCTTAACCGTCGCATCAAGGCAGAACAGGATACCGCGACCGCCGAGGATTGGCTGATGCTGCTGCGACGGCACGTGGCACTTGTAGCATCATACCGACGCGGCGGTGGTCGCTCTCCTGCCATCCGGTCTTCCCATGACTGAGGGGGAGAACATGGTGGAGAGGTGCGCCAAGGCCGTGAAGGGGAAACTGTTCGAGTTGCGTCACCGCGCGGACACGATGGGCTTCGATGAGATCGTTCGCGCGGTCATCGAGACCCTCATAGAGGAGCCAGCCAGCGGCGCTCTGCTGGCCCGGGTGGAAGAGGTTGCGCGGTCCCTCAACCGCCTTCGCTCCGAAGACCACATCAAGAGCGTAGCCCTCGACAGCCTTTCGATCCACCGAGAAATCCTGCGTTCATACCTCCGTACCGCCCTATCTCAACCCAATGAAGAAGGAGAGCCTCGTGGCTGAAATCAGAAACGGCAATGAATTGATGCCGGCGATCACCCATCTGCTGCGCCAGCGCATAGACGAGGCCACCGAGGAAGTCGTGAGCAAGGCGGTGGCGGACTTCGAAGCCAGGCTGCGGCGAGAGATCGCCAAGACAGCAATGGAAGTCGCGAATTTCTACGAGCTGGATCAAAACCGCGGCGTTCTGACTATTCGCGTGAAGACCTCGTGACCCACCTTCCCAACCAAGGAGAGAAGGAATGAGTTCGCCGTTCCACAGAGAGTTGGACGCAACGAGCATTGACGAGCTTCTCAGGGTGGCTAAGGCGCGGTTCGAAGCCATGACGCCCGAGGAAAAGGCCGCGATGATTGAAGCCCAACGGCAGTCGTGGCTGAGGGGCATGGCGCCTTGCGAACACGGCGTGGCGGACTGGGAAGATTGCCCGGACTGCCGCAAAGCCTAACCCATCTACATCCATCTAAACACAAGGGGCACTACCGTGGCGGCAGGACGAAAGCGTAAGACAGGCGTGAAGCGTACAGCATCCGGCCGGCCATCAAGGGCAGCCGATGCTTACCAGGAGAACCTCGAGCCCATCCTGACCCGCATGCGGCTGTTCGGGCTCACTGAGAAGGACGCACGCGACCAGAAGGCGTCAACCTTCATCGGGCGCCTGCAACTGACCAAGGCCGTCAGCCAGGCGCAGTACGATGCAGCCCAGACGTGGCTAGAGGTACGCGAGCACTATCAGCGTGCCATCAAGAGCCCCGATGCGCTGCGCAGCTCTGGTGGTGGCGGAGACGGTGGCGAGAGCCCATCCTACGCCTCATGGTGCCAGCAGGCCATCAAGCGCTACGACGCAGCGCAGAAGGCCATCATGGCAGAGCAAAAGGTCTACGCCAATCGCGGTCGCAATCTGTTCGCGGCGGTTGATTACGTCGTGGGCCGCAATGAGGCCCACTGGCATTTGGTTGGCGATTGCCGGCTGGCGCTCAACGCCCTCGCTCATCACTTCAGTGGGAAGAAGGTCAAGCGACTTGACGACGCTTCGCAAATCGCGGCATAAGGTCGTAATGCGATTTTCAGACTATCGTCTGAGCGGCCCCGTGGTTTGACCTCCCGGGGCCTTTTCTATTGGCGGATGGCCCTACCGGCGAGAAGGCCGACAAACCAAACAGCCGTAGCTTGGGCAACGCGGCCCGCCAGTCCCACTAACTGTTCCACATGAACACCGATAGGCACCCATGGCAGAACGCGGTCGTTCACCCGGCTTTCGCATGTCGAATGAGCACCGGGTTAAAATCCAGAACAGCAACATCCTCAACGCGCTTATCGAGCACGTTGAAGGTGCACGCGAAATGAGCGCCACACAGGTGAGCGCTGGCCTTGGTTTGCTCAAGAAGATCATGCCCGACCTCGCGGCAACTGCAGACCTTGGCGAGGCAGGCGAACTGACCCCTGTGAACAGGATGACGGATGAAGAGCTTGAGGCCATCGCCGCAGGCCGCAGCGCTCGAGCTGCTGCGCCGCCGGAAAGCCCGCACAAGCTTAACTGAGTATGCGCGGTACATCGAAGTCCCAGGCGCGCCAGTAGAGGCGCAGGACGAGGACAGCGACAAAGCCGAGCGCCGAGCTGAGACAGTTCTCGCAGCTCACCACGTGCTGGCACTTGACGCCTGCCAACGCTGCATCGAGGCGCCGAACGGTCGACTGATGCTGTTTATGCCGCCAGGCAGCGCCAAGAGCACCTACGGCTCCGTTGTCGTCCCTAGCTGGGTAATGGGTCGCACGCCAGGGTATCGAATGATTGGCGTCAGCTATGCCAGCGACCTCGCAAGGAAGCTTGGCCGGCGCACTCGCAGCATTGTCAGGCAGGACGCATACAAGACACTGTTCGGCACAGAGATCAGCCAGGATAGCAGCGCTGCTGACGAATGGGCGCTAGAGAACGGCTCCGAGTATATGTCGGGTGGCTTGCTCTCGGGCATCACCGGCAACCGCGCCGACCTCGTTGTGGTCGATGACCCGGTCAAGGGCCGGCAGGACGCAGAGTCGGAAGTCATCCGCAAGCGGACCATCGAAGCCTTTGACGATGACGTGCGCACCCGCCTCAAGCCGGGCGGCTCGGTAATCGTTATCCAAACCCGATGGCACGAAGAGGATCTAGCGGGCTCAATCCTGCCGATTGGCTACAGCGGCGAAAGCGGGATCATCCGGTGCCGCGATGATGCTGATTGGGAAGTCATCTGCTTGCCCGCAATGGCTGAGCGCAGTGATGACCCTTTGGGCCGCAAGCCGGGCGAGTATCTGTGGCCTGAGTGGTTCCCGCGCAATCACTGGGCTCAGTTCGAACGCAAGCCCCGCACATGGGCCAGCCTGTACCAGCAGCGGCCGGCGCCAGAGGAAGGCGACCTGTTCCGCCGTGAATGGCTGCGGCCATACGAGAACCCGCCCGAGCGCTCGACGCTCACCGTCTACGGCGGCTCAGACTACGCGGTCACGGCAGACGGTGGCGACTATACAGTGCACGTTGTGGTCGGCATCGATGCTGAGGGCAGGCTGTGGCTGCTGGATCTGTGGCGCGGCCAGACTGCCAGTGACGTGTGGATCGAAGAGTTCTGCAACCTCGTCATCAAATGGAAGCCGATGGGATGGGCCGAAGAGACGGGGCAGATCAAGGCCTCACTCGGACCATTCATCACCCGCAGGCAGCGTGAGCGCCGGGCCTATGTGGCTCGCGAGACATTCCCGACCCGCGGCGATAAGGCCATCCGGGCACAGTCAATCCGCGGCCGCATGGCGCTCGACGGACTGTACGTGCCACGCAACGCGCCATGGGTTGAACAACTGACAGCCGAGCTGCTGACGTTCCCGACCGGTCGCAATGATGATCAGGTCGATGCGTTGGGCCTCGTGGGGCAGTTGCTCGACAAGATGTTCAAGAACAAGCCTGAAGAGCCGGAGAAGCCCGCGCTTCGCACCGAGTACCGCGCCTCACGCAGCACCGAAACACCCGACGATTGGAAGAGCGCTTAGCCATGGTTTACGATCACCAGTTGCTGTCGGCCAAAGAGCTAATCCAGCAGAACATTCAGCACCTCGAAGAGGAGGCCGAGGAGAATGACCGCGAGGCCACTGGCCTTGAGCAGCGCGCGGCGAAAGCCCGTCTGAGGGCCTCGGAAGTACGAGCGCACATTAAGGCTCTGGTGGCGGCAGCCGATCGGGTCGGCACATGAATACCGGCTACACCGCTGGGTCAAGCAATGCGGCTGGCACTGGCTCAACCGGTGAGAGCGGCATGCATGCCCGTCGCAAGCGGGAATATCTCGACTATCTCGGCGGCAAAGACGAAGAGATCAAGGAACAGAAGCAGTCTCGCGCCTACTATCACGGCGCGCAGTGGACTGACGCCCAGGTTCGCGCCTTCAACAAGCGCAAGCAACCCGTGGTCACGTACAACCGCGTTGGTCGCAAGATCAACGCCATCGTTGGGCTACTCGAGCGGCAGAAGCAGGATCCTCGCGGTTTCCCTCGCACGCCGCAGCATGAAGAGGGTGCCGAACTCGCTACTGCCGTGCTGCGCTACGTGTGCGACCAGCAGAAGTGGGCGGCAATCTCGCCGCTCTGTGGCATGCAGGGCGCGGTTGATGGCATTGCCGGCGTAGAGATCACAATCGAGGCTGGCGACCGTGGCGACCCGGAGATCGGGCTCAACGACGTTGACGCCTCCTCGTTCTTCTACGATCCGCGCTCGCTCAAGGAAGATTTCTCCGATGCCCGCTACATGGGCGTTGGCAAATGGATGGACATCGAAGCTGCGGTGGAGATGTTCCCCGACAAGGAACAGGAGCTGCGCGACAGCGTCGACAGCGGCTACGACCTGACCAGCGATCCGGCCTCGGACAACAAGTGGGTGAGCATCGAGGCCGGCACCAAGCGGCTGCGCCTGGTTGACCACTGGTACATCAAGAACGGCAAGTGGCGTTGGTGCCTCTACACAGGCGCAGTGCTGCTGGACGAGGGCGAGAGCTACCTCACCGACGAGATGGGCAAGACCATCTGCCGCTACATCATGTATTCGGCCAACGTCGATCAGGATGGCGACCGCTACGGCTTCATTCGCAACATGCGGTCCGCTCAGGACGAGATCAACATGCGCCGGTCGAAAGGCCTGCACCTGCTGAACTCGCGGCGAATGATCATCGAGGACGGCGCCGGGCTGGAGGTGGAGAAGGTCCGCACCGAGGCGGCTCGCCCAGATGGGGTGATTGTCTATCCCGCCAGCACGACAGAGCCGAAGTTTGACGACAGCGCCAAGACGGCGGAGTTGCAGGGGCAAGTCGCATTCCTCGAGGACGCCAAGCAGGAAATCGAGAACTACGGGTTCAATCCCGCCCTGATGGGCACTGGCGTACAGGACATGTCGGGCCGCGCCATTCAGATGCTGCAGCAGGCTGGCATTGCCGAGCTGGGGCCGTATTTGCTGGCCTACAAGGGCTGGAAGCTCAGGGTCTACCGCGCCATCTGGAACGCCGTCCGTCAGCACTGGACCTCGGAGCGCTGGATCCGCGTCACCGACGATGAGAACGTGGCGCAGTTCGTGGGCATCAACCAGCCGGCGACCGATGAATTCGGCCAGCCCATCATGCAGGCTGACGGCACGCCAGCGCTGCAGAACGCCATTGGCGAGTTGGACGTGGACGTGATCCTCGATGAGGGCCCGGACACGATCAACGCGCAGCAGGACACCAACGAGACGCTGAAGCAGATCCTGCCAGCCATTGCGCCGATGCTCTCGCCGCAACTGGCACAGGCAGCGCTCAAGCTTCTGGTGTCGACCTCGGCGCTCCCGGCGTCGGCCAAGAAGACGTTCAGCGATGCCGAGCAGGCTTCGCAGCAGCCCAACCCGCAGGCGCAGGCAGCCGAGCAGTTGCAGATGCGTGGGGCAGCTGCCGAGGTCATGGAAACCGAGGCCAGCGCCAAGCTTAAGGAAGCGCAGGCCATGAAGGCTGCGGCCGAAGCTCAAGCCGCAGGGCAGGGCGAAGACCCACGTATCCCAATGATGGAAGCCGCCAACCGGCAGCGCGAAAGCCAGATCAAACTGACCACGATTGCCGCGAAGGCCCAGGCTGATGAAGCCAGCGCCGCACTCAAACTACAGGGTCAGCGCCTCGACAACGCCGGCAAGCTGATCGACCTCCAACGGCAGCGCGAAACGCCGCCACCCCAGCCTCAAGGAGCCTGATAGATGGCAACACAGGGTTTCCCCGCGGCAGGGGTGATTGCCGATGACGTGCGTGCGTTCCTTGTTGGTGGGGACGGCTCAGGTGGCGTCAGCGCCTCCAACCCGCTCCCCACTGTAGGGCTATCCTACAGTGCCTCCGCAACATTCACGCCAGCCGCGTCGTCGCATACTGCAGGCGATGTGCATGAGGGGGCCAAAACATTTGCGCTGGGGGCCATCAGCGGCAGCCGCATCATGATCACCAGCGCCTCGCTGCAGATCAGCAGTGCGACGACAGAAGTCACAGCATGGCGGCTATACCTGTTCAACGTGACGCCGCCCTCGGCGCTTGCCGATGATGCGGCATTCGTACTCCCAGCCGGCGATCTGGCGTCCTTCCTCGGATATGTCGACCTCGGCACCGCCGTTGATCTAGTCGACAACCAGTGGGTTGAGACCAACATCATCAACAAGCAGGTGAAACTCGCCGGAACCGGCCTGTTCGGCTACCTCGTGAACCTCACAACGCTGACGCCCGCAGCAGTTGCGCACACCGTCACCCTGCACGCTGTGGGGCTCTGATGCACCCAGCGCTGCTTCCTATACTTCTTGGAGCGCGGCCGAATGTGGTCCTTAACGGGGGGTTCGACGCCGATACGAACTGGTCCAAGGGGACCGGTTGGACGATCTCTGGCGGCGTGGCGGTTAAGGCACCGGGTACCGGGTCAGTCCTCGGCCAGGCTGCGGCCGGCGTCGCTGGTCGAACCTACAACTGGACCATGACCCTCACGGTAGTGGCTGGATCAGTGACCATCGGATGGGTGGGAACCTCCGGAAATGTGTTCAGCGCCAGCATGAGTGCTAGCGGCACGTATTCCGGCACTCTGGTCGCTTCTGCGACTAGCAATCTAACGACCGTCAGGGTGACAGCTGACGCGGCGTTTGACGGGACGGTCGATAATATTTCGATCAGGTGAACGAGGTGTGTAAATGACCGTCATAACGCCGCAGGGGCTCGACAGCGCAGCAGTACAGGCTGCCATCGACTTTGTGGCTGGTAGCGGAGGCGGGACGCTTTCCGTCCCGACCGGGATCTACAACCTTGGCGCCGACACTATCACCGTGCCGATCTCGGTGACGATCCTCGCAGACCGAGGGGCGGAGTTCCGCTATTCCGGAGCAGGCGTGGCGATCGACATCTACGGCGATGTCGTCAATGCAAGCCGGTTCATGGTGCTGCCGAACGTTCAGCGCAGCGGCGGCGTTATGTGGGACACCGGGGCCGATACCACATCAATAGGTGTGCGGCTCAACGCCTGCCACTACGATACGATCCACATGGGAGAAGTTCGCAATTTCAGGCGCGGGCTGGTGTTGCGGGCGCTGCCAAACGCTGGTGATCAGATCGACAGTGGAAATTGCATCTGCAACACCATTTTTGTAGGCCAGAACATCAACAACTGGCACGGTGTTGATTTTCAGTACCACCCGGCAGGCGGCGGCTTCGCTCAGGCTGGGTGCAACCAGAACACGTTCATCGGCGGGGTAATCCGTATTGATGGCCCGTGGAACCACGAGGCTGGGCGCGACGGCATCCACATGCCCGACGCCGAAAACAACCTCAATACGTTCTTGGGGGTAAACCTCGAGGGCACTGCCACCGAACGCGCGGTGTATTGCGGCAGCCAGGAAAACCTATGGATGAACTGCCGCTTGGAAGGCGGCGGGGCTGGCTACTTCACCTTCACGGCGAGCGCCATCAACAACACGGTAATCGGTGGCCGGACCACGGCACTATCGGCCGGCCGGTGGGACGCCATCGTATCAGACGCTGGGTATGCGAACAGGTTTCTGTGGGCAAACGTCCTTGGCGGAAGGTACAATACGCTGGACTTCAACACCGGAAAGTTGCTGTTCGGCAACGGCTCCGCGGCGCCGGCCACGCCCATTCAAGGCTACGGAACAACGCGGCTGTCGTTCGGTGATGCAACGCATCTTGGGCAACGACGCTTTGGGTACAGTCGCGAGGAAACATTCTCGCAGGACAGTGGCACAACGCTGACGGCAGGTCACGACCACTACATTCTCACCCACCCCAGCCCAGCGACCATCACCGGCATAGCTGGTGGCGGGCTTGCGGATATCGAGGGCATCGTATCGATCATCGCGACTACAGAGAATATCACCCTGCAGAACACCGATACGCCCGCGCCGTCTGCTGGTAAATTCGTTCTTTCCGGCGGCGTTGACAAGATACTCGGAGCCAAGAGGCCTATACTGTTCCGAACTTACGACGGGAATCTATACGAGGTCTAGATTTCGGCATAGTAACGGGTATGGCAGATAAGTTCTGGCGCAGAGTAGCAGCCGCCCTTGACCGGATACCCTCTCGCTGGGGCATTCCGCTGCTGGTGATCGTCGCTGTGCTGATCTGGATCGGAGCGCTCAAGCTCTTCGGGCTCTAACGACCCGCAACACAGTTTCCAAGGCTCGCTCCGGCGGGCCTTTTTCGTGCCGACCCCTCGCCTGGGGCCAATCGGGCGTTTCGCATGGCCAAGCTGCAAGAGCCGGGCTTCACCTCCCTCATGGTGAGCATCGCCGCCGGATAATTCGGGCGTTTCCGTAGCTCCTTACGACATTGGAGAAGACTGATGGCAGACGA